GTACTAATGTTACTCAAGGTGGTTCAGGTGGTTCAGCTATCGCTCCTACAAATGTATTAGGATTTGCTGATGCAATGAGAGAAGCATCTGTATTTGACAAAGTTGGTGCTACTATACTAACTGGTTTAAGTGCTAATACTACAATCCCTGTAACAGGAGCATCTTCTGTAGAGTGGGAAGGTGAGGTTGATGCAGCAGCAGATGGTGGTGCGCAATTTGGAAAAGTTGAATTGACTCCAACTCGTTTAGCTTCTTATGTAAACATCTCTAAGCAATTATTGTTACAAAACGGAGCAGCAGCAGAGCAAGCTATCATTCGTGACTTAGGTCGTGCAACAGCACAAAAAATGGATGCAGCTATATTTAAAACAGCTGGTGTTACAGGTGCACCTGATTCTTTAGGTGAATTAGCTACAGGTACATTTACTGAGGCTTCTTATGCAGCAAACGCTTCTATTATGAATGATTTTGTTGAAGCTGAAACTGTTTTAGCTGAAGCAGGTGGACTTTTAGGTAACTTAGCTTATGTTGCTCACCCTGCATTGATGGCTGACTTAAAGCGTTCTGCTCAAGTTGCTTCTGTTACACCAGGTATGCAAGGTTCTTTAATTAATGGCTACCCTACTTACTTCACTAATGGTTGTACTAAAACTGGTACTGCATCAGCTGATTTCTACTTCGGTGACTTCTCTAAATTATATATGGGAATGTTCGGTGGACTAGATATTATGGTAGACCCTTATTCTGTAGCAGTAAACGGTCAGACTAGATTGGTTCTTAACCAATATATGGACTGGGGTGTTTCTGATGCAGCAGGATTTGTTAAAGCTGTTTCTTTAATAGCATAGTAATAATTACTATTTAATATATAGGAAGGCTCTTCGGGGCTTTCCTTTTATTACTCTTTTTATAACTCAATATATGTATCTTAATCCAAATACAAACACACAAGGTGATTTAGTTTTAGTGGATAACCCAACTACTAAGGTAGTTTCGGTTCCTGATATTAAATCTCACCTTAGAATTGACAGTTCGGATGAGGAAGCTTTATTGGGATTATATATAGATGCTGCAACAGAGATGGCTGAACACTATTGTAATCGCCACTTTATTACACACGAATATAAGTTATACTTTAGTTCTGTAGTATCGCAAGCATCTTTACTTTTCCCTGATTGTGTTTTAAAGACTCAAGGGTCTAACAAACCAATTCATTGGATAGATTCAGGTGGAACAGAACAAGAGTCAACAGAGGCTTATATTGATGCTTATTCTAATCCATCTATAGCTTACTTAAATAGCAATTTCACAATCCCTAAATTAAAAGAAGATTCAGCTAATTCATTTTGGATTGAATTTAAGACAGGTTTTGGAGATGCAGCTACAGATGTACCTGATGCTATTAAACAAGCGATTAAATTAATCGTAAGCGATATGTACTATTTCAGAGAGGATAGGAAACGAAGATTTCCAATGGCTTCTGAGATATTACTTCAACCTTATAAATGTTATCACTAGATGGCTTTCATAAGTAAAATACAAGCTGGTGAGTTTAACAAACGCATCATCCTTAAATCAAAAACTGCATCGCAAGATGCTTTTGGTGGTATTACAAGCAGTCTATCTACTCAAGCAACTGTATGGGCTAATAAGAATGTAAAGACGCTTAGAGATGTTAAGGAGAAGTTTGAGGGTAACGAGTTACAATCTTATTCAAGATTTGTTTACACGATTAGATACTCTACACAAACAAAGACTATAAAGTCTGATTGGATTTTACAAGAGGTTGATTCGGGTGATAAGTTTGATATAATAGGATTTGTTGTAGACCCTAGAAAAGAGTTTATTGAAATTTTTGTAAAACAAGATTTACCAACTGCATCACCAGTATAAAAAACTTTAATTATGCCAAAATCTAACCCTAACAGAATAAAGGTAGAAGGCTTAAATGAAGTTAAACGTGCTTTAAAGAAGCTAGGTTATTCGGTAAAAGAGTCAAGGTCGTTAGTTAACAAATCTCTAAGACCAGCAGCTCAGAAGGCTAAAAAGGCTTTAAAAGGTAAATATAAGTACAGAACAAAGAATAAAGTACCAGGTCAAAGATATGATGCTTCGACTAAAACTAAAATAGTAGGGAAGTCAATAGCAGACTCAATCGGCTTAAAAACAGCTAAACAGTCTAAATTCCCAAGCATATATGTAGGTACTATAATAAAAAGACTTAATCCTACTTGGGTTAAAGGCAAGAAGAGTAAAAACCTTCCTGCTATGTTAATTGAGGGAACTAAAGAGAGGTTTCACAAAAGTGGAAAGTCAGTAGGTCGAATAGAGCCTATGCACGATTTCCCAAAAGAGGTTGTAGACCAAAAGGGAACAGATATAGCAAACACAGCACAAAGAGATGTGATGAAGATGCTAGACAAAATGATTAAACAAGCTGGATTTAAGTAAAATATGTTCGCAGTAATAGGAAAACAAATAGTAACTAAGTTAGAAGGCACTTCAGCTTTTACAACTGCTAACGGAAGCGATAAAGTGTTTCCTGTTATTATACCTCAAGGCGTAGTATATCCAGCGACCACATTCGAGATAATGAATGTAAGTAATTTTATTTCAAAAGGAAGTTCATTAGATTCTTGCGATGTTTCGATAAGAATAGCTTGTTTCTCTGATGACTACTTAACAACATACAATCAAGCTAAAGCTGCTGTAGAGGCTTTAGATTTGTTTGAGGTGACTTACACCGAAGATAGCATATCTTATACTGCAAAGTTTAGGTTTGAAACCTTAGATGATGAATATTTTAAGAGTGCTGAAAAGTTCTACAAAAACATAATTTTTAACTGTCTAATAATTAAAAACTAAATAAAATGGCAATTCAAAACGCAACAAATGTAGCAATTCGAGTTGATGGTAAACTAGCAGGCGATACTATTGGTTTCGCTACTTCAGCTTCTTTAAGTTTAAGTATGGATTTAAGAGATTCTACTACAAAATCAAGTCTAGGATGGTCTGAATCCCTAGGAGGCTTAAAGTCTTGGGAAATAAGTGGTGATGCTTTCGTTGATTTAGGTTCTGACCCAACTGCTGCAAATGACCCTTGGTTATCTGATTCTACAACAAACAAAACTGTTAAAGCATACCAAACAATATATGATTTATGGGTAGCAGGAGCAGCAATAGAAGTAGCTTTTGGTAACTCAGGAAAAAATTGGTATGGTAGTGGACTTATAACATCTTTATCTTTAGATGCAGGTGTAGAAGAAAACGCAACTTACTCTATTTCTATACAAGGTACAGGAGTATTAACTGAAGGATAGTATTAACTTTTAAATCCATTAATTATGGCAATCAAAAACGCATCGGATTTATTAGTTTACAAAACAGTTGTAGCAACAGCCCAAATAACGAGAGTGTTATTTGAGGTTTCTCCTACAAGTGGTTCTCTTGGTAATTTAAAAATTAAAGATACTACCAACGCATCAGGAGCAGTAGCCGATGTTACTACTGGTAATATGACTGCAAATAGTGCAGAACAAGCTGCTACGGTTTGTCGAGCAGCTTTAATAACTAAAGGATATGATGTAGGAGTTCCTCAACAAATAGATGGTACTTCTTATTATATTGATTGTACTAATGGTGCTGTAGGAAATGTAGCTACTATTAGTATTGAAGGAGGTACTGCAACTTTAGACGAATCTAAAGTAAATATAATAGTAACTACTTCAGGTTTAGCAGCAGGTCAAGAACCTATTGCACACAGCACATCAGCTTCAGTTTCATTTAATATGGATTTGAGAGATACTACTACAAAAGATAGTGGTGGTTATCAAAACAATTTAGGTGGACTAAAATCATTTGAATTATCTACGGATGCTTTGTTTGATTTAACTGCTGATTTAGACTTTCAAGAGTTCTTTAATGATTTGAAGAATAGAACTTTAGTCACAGTAAGGTTTGCAGAGAGAACTTCAGGTAGATATTACCAAGGAAAGGCTTTTGTTACAAGTCTTTCTATGGATGCAGGAGTTGAGGAAAATACAACTTACTCTGTAACATTCACAGGTACAGGTACAGCAACAACAGCTACATATTAATAATTAATAAGCATAAAATGAAAA